ATCTTTTGTCGTTATTATGCAGTCTTTCGCCTACAAAGTCAAGCTCTATGTCTGCTTTTTGGTGTAATACAGCCCACCTGCTGTTTGGAATAATTTCCTTGATCTGTTTTATTGTTAAGGCACTATCGCATATATCATCAACAAAAATAGTACCTTTTAAATTTTTGTTGAATCCGTTGGCTTTAATCCTATCTTGAAACTCACCATCTCTGGTTTGCCATTCAAGAGGTTCAAAGCCTGATCCTAGCCAATGTGAAAGCATAACACCAGGTATTAATCCACCTCGTGATATACCTACCACTTTATCTATATCTTGTTTTCCTAACTCCTTAAATAATTTAAAGACTAGTTGATTAACATCTTCCCATGATATATAAAGTTTTGTTGCGTCACCTGTCATAGTTTTACCGCCAATAAAAATAGTATTAACAGTTGAATAATAACTACTAGGAATAGCTCCACTGCTAATATAGTATGATACCAAATCCACCTAGTCTTATAAGCATTGTCTATATTTAAATCATCTGGATCTGGCTCTTTCCATGTATCAATATCTTTCTGAGGATTTTGTCCCCACAATGTTTCTTTAATATCTTTCCATTTCATTTAAGTACCCCACGCGTTGCCAAATAAATCGATATGTAATCGAGGGCTAAACTTGTATCCTGTTTTCATACAAGCTTCTGCTACGCCTTTAGCAGTTAATGTTTGTTGTTCTAATGTTGCTCCTTCTGGCATACAATAAACAGCATCTATCTGTACACCACTTTTCTGATAAGTTAGATAAAACTTATCAACTTCTTTAAAGTCTGTTATATCTCTAACGACAAATTTATTATATAAGTGAGAGTTCTCAACCGTATTCATAGTAACTAAGGCATCAGGTATTAAAGCATCTTCATTCTTCTCACCACTAAGACTTAACTTAGGAGATGTACTCCAAGTTACATGTACACCCTCACGATTTTCGTTAAAGAAATCTGTTAGTTCAGGTTTAACTAATTGTGTTCCATTAGTTTCAAATGTTACATTAGTCAATCCTACTTCCATACACATTTTAATTAGTTCAGGCCATACTCTTTGCCAACCGAGTAAAGGTTCACCACCTGTAATAACCAAATGTATATCATTTTGTTCATCGAATCTTCCATTAGGTAAAAGGCTTACAATATGTTCAAACACTTCATCTACAGTCTTAGTCATTTGTAAGTGTTTATATTTCATAGCCCAAGAAGCAGAACTATCACAACCTACAGGTGTAACAGGAAGTTCTGAAATATCTTTATAAGCTTCTGGGTGATTTTTATCGCCTTTAGGATCTGTCATATAAGGCATTTGGTCTGTAGCAATATACTTGCCACGCTCTTGTCCAAAACCAGCGCATTCAAAGTTACAACCGAAAACTCTTAAGAATACACTAGGTACTCCTACGAATCTACCTTCACCTTGTATGCTATAGAATGCTTCGCTGTATCTCAGTTTCATAGTATGATATTATATATACGACCTAACCAACAATCAAGATATAATTTCGTCGTTTGGTTGACCGTTTTCTTCCTTCTCCTTAGCAGCTGCCTCCTCGGCTTTAATTCTTTCATCTAAGTATTTAGGTCTACGCTTAGGCATCTTCTTACCTGCATTGGCTTTATCTGCTGCTAAATTATCTGCCTCTGCTTGCTCAATCATACCTCTCATATAACTTAGGTAATCATTAGAGTGTTCACTTCCGTCTGCACTCTGTTCTAAGATTTGATCTATGTCCAAGCTTTTAATATACTTGAACTTAGTTTCCATTTGTCTTTTTTCTTTTTGGATTCGCCTAATAAAAGCGTAGTATGTGATTTGTGTAAAATATGCAAATGGATTTTTAGATTTTGCTGGATCAAAGTTGTCCATATATGTAAGACAGTTTTCAATACCATCCAAAATCATTTCATCTCTAAATGTATAGTTTACAAAATTAGATTTATAAGCCAAGTGGTTTGCTATTTTAACAAAGCACTCGCCTATATAATTTGTTACTTGTGGTCTTTCATCTCCACTCTCTTCTGCTTCTATTCTTTCCTCTCGGTAAGCACTAATCTTTACAAGGAACTCCTTGTTGTCTATATAGTGTGCCGAGTTAGGGTCACGTCTTTTTGCCATAATATACTCCTAATGTATTTGTTTCTTTATAATTGCATCTGCAAGATCAGACATTGTTTCCATATCTAATTCTGAGTCTGGGTCCTCTGACATTAAGTCACCTTCCCATTGTTGTTCTCTGAAATAAATATTTTCTACCATTCGTTCATAGCCTTCAACAAAATTTTCCTGTAGAGTAGATATATTAATAACATTGTATCTCTCTATTGTAAAAATATGTTCTTGTGCTATTGCAACATAAGGTCTTAAACTTACTTGCTCGCCTAATATATTTCCTACAGGTTGTATATTAGACACCAATTCTATTGGGTGTTCTATTTCTACAAGATCTCCGTCTTGTGTTAATCTGCCTACTATTGTAGTACCGTCCATTAATTTTAATATGCTTATATCAGACATCTAATTTAACAAGTTTATAATCGAAACCTTCTTCGTTATAAATCTTGATCCTTTCTATTAAGTGGTTCATTGTGTAATTCTTCTTAGACTTCCACGATAAATCATCACCAATATCAAAAAGATTACATGATACTTTGTTCTCTCCTTTACGGAGGCCTCTACCTATACTTTGTAAGTTTCTAATTCTACTCTTACTAGGTGAGGCGAACACAATATTATGAAGGTTCCTTATATTTATACCCGTTGAGAATGTACCGTATGAGGCAATTATAATAGCATCGTCTTGTTTCTCTGTAATAGCTCTTATTTCTTCTCTAACCTCTGTATCTGTGCCTCCATATACAAAAAATACTTTTCTATTTTCTTTTACAGACTTACTTATCATTTCATGTAAAACTTTTCCATGTTTTTCTACATACTGAAATAGAACAAGTGTATTACCTTCCTGTGCTATTGTTAAATTTTTTATAATTTCATTACGATCAGGGTGTGTTACTATCCAATCTATCTCTTCTTGATAAGTCATACCCTTAACTTCTTTTCTGTGTGCGTCCTTCCAGTTAATCATACAACATACAATTTTTAATGTAGCAAGTTGATTATCGTCCATTAGTTTTTTAGTAGTTGTAACCTTATGTACTTGTCCAAACACACCTTCTAGTACGAGCCTATGTGTCTTAGTTCCATCTAATGTGCCTGTTGTTCCTATTCTAAAAGGTGTGTTTGTAAGTTTGTTCATTAAAGTTGTTAAAGACTTTGCCTTAAACAAGTGTGCCTCATCTCCATATACAACATCAAATTGTTCAAACCATTTTTTAGGATACTTGTATATAGATTGCCATGTACTTATTGTTACAGGATATTCATTTGTTTTTTCTTTACCACCATATATCCTATGACAATTTTCTGATACTTGCCAAGTGTCTGCCGTAGCATAGTCCTGAAAGTCTCCGTACATTTGTTCTACCAAAGATGTAGTAGGCACAATTATAAGTTGCTTCCTATTTTTTAATTGATGATAGCGAAGCAGACTGTAAATAATAAGAGACTTCCCAGAAGCAGTTGGAGATAAGAGGAGAGTTCTCCCCACATTAATTGCCTTTGTAACTGCTTCTTTCTGATACTCTCTAATTTCGATTTGTTTTCCATTTGCTTGTAACCTCAGTTCATTAGTAAATCTATCTATGTCTATTGATTCGCCTATATCAGGCATGTTTACTTCTATATCATACTCTAAGGTTTCTGCAAACTCTTTCAAGTAAGGCAAAAGACCTATGTATAATTCTCGGTTGTATATATTAAACAATCTTGCTTTGCCATCCCATACTCTCTTTTTATATAGAGGCATAAACTTGGCACCCGGTATCTCAAAAGTGAAGAAGTCACATATCTCTTGTGCAGTACTTGGATCTGTATCTACACTTATATGTACTTCGTCTTTCTTAGAAACTTTGATCAACTTTTTTTGCTCCAAAATACCGGCCAAATATTTTTCACTAGTAAGACCCGTTTGTAAATTTTGTCCATTCAATTGCGTTTTTAATATCAAAAGAACGGCTAGAAATCGACTTCATAACACTCTCACATAGGGTCATACAAGTGTTTAAATACTCTAATTTATCAGTTAATTTAATAACATCTTCATCTGTATCCAAGAACTCATTCATCTGATTATTAAGTGGAGCATTACCTAAGTACTGATCCCAGCCTTTTTCGTTTAATTCTTTTTGGTCCAACTCTCCTCGATAATACTTCCACTTCAGCCTTCTCATTTTAAATAATTCACTCTGAGCTCTTCGGCATTGTAATCTTAATGTAGATAAATGGTTAAGATATTTAGAATGTAGTTCTGGTATGCGTGTAGACTCTTGGCCAAGGTTAAGTTCATCAACCTTACAGTCTTCTTGCCACATGTCTTGTAGTTCTTGTAGAGTTATCATAATATACACATTATAGGCTCTTATGTAGTAAGAGTCAACTGTTTGTTGTACCTTTTGGTATTATAATACTTCGATTTCAAATAGTGTGTATTTAAACATAGCAACACCCATCATATAATCTGTGCTGCCTGTTACTATTTCAAAATCTAAACCCTGTAAACTCGTAGGGAAAGCATCCATAAATTTAATTATTATTTTTGCGTTGTTATTTGAATCTAATAGGGTAAGTGTAGCATCACTATACTGTCCTAACCCTTTTTGGCTCTCAGGAGATATATCTGGGAACCTATAGTTTTGTGTTTTTGTATATTCTGCATGTTGTTTGCTGTCTTTTGGAAAACCTAGGCCTACCAACCAATTATATAGTTCTATATAATTTTTCATGTCCTCTTGTATGAGGAATCTTATCATTAAGGTACCAAATTCTACTTTATCTCCTGGGTGTCCTACATCTACTAATGGTGTAGGTTGTAACGCAGGAGGTAAATTCATCTCTGGTATATTAGCTGCGTTACAGAAGTAACTTGTATTAGGAATGTTAGCTATTTGGAATTTAAATGCGTTGGGACGCAAATAATCTAACTCATTGGGGTTAGCATTACTCCACGATGCTTCTGAAACATTCGTAATATTAGTTGTTGTCATCTACCTTGTCCTCTGTACTTTTTATAACTTCTTTTTCTGTTTTTATTCATCGTGGAAGTAGAAATTTTAACTTTCCTGCCTCTTCCTCCGACGCCCTGTGATGTAGATTTCTTTACACCACTATGTGTGAGCTTTCCACTCCATGCTTTTGCCATATTGTATCTCCATTATTAAAATCCTACGCTTTCACCGCAACCACAGGCTTGAGACTCTGCAGGATTCCAGAATGTAAATTCTTCTACCAATCCTTCTACTCGCCATCCAATAACTGTACCAGCTAAGTAACCTGCCGACATAGGACATATCCACATTTTGAATTTGCCAAAGTCTAGTTCCTCATCCTGATCGTTTCTCGGTCCATCAGCATAATTAAAATCATATTTGAAACCTGCGCAACCTCCGCCTAGCAATGCAAGTCTTACACCAGGAGATTTTTGTCTTTCCAATCTACTAATCACTTGTTCCATTGCTTCGTCGGTCCATTCTATCATTCAGGCCCCCTGTTGTGTTGTCTGTGTGCTTTCTTTTCGTCCCAATCTTGTAGGGCTCTTTTAATACTATCTTCTGCTAATACAGAACAATGTAATTTAATAGGTGGTAATTCTAAAGCTGCTGCAATGTCTTTATCTTTAATTTCTAAAGCCTGAGTCATTGTAATACCCTTTAACATTTCCACAAACATTGTAGAACTAGCAATAGCACTTCCACATCCGTATGTTTTGAACTTTACATCTTCAATAACATCTGTATCTGGATTTACTTTTAAATCTAATTTCATTACATCTCCACATGCTGGTGCTCCAGTCATTCCTGTAGCAACATTAGGGTCATTAGGATCAAATCGTCCTACCCCGTGCTGTTGTGGGTTATTTAATACATCATTAAATCTATCTACAACCTTTTTGCTGTATGCCATATATCCTCCTGGTCTTATTAGTATTTATAACAAATTACAAACCAATAATCAAACTCTGCTTTACCTTTCTTGTATAAATAATTATATCGTTCATGTGTAAGTTCATTAACCTACACACGGAAGTAGACAATAATGTCGAAGGAACGCGCTTTCAACCAAGGAGGCGTACAATGTACTATCGAGGTATATTTTACAAAGCCCTGGTTAAGAAATCGAAAGCGAAATCTTTACCAGGCATTTACAGGGGCGTAAGTCACGGCCCTATTCCATTAGAAAAGGTACAACCAAAGTCAGGCATCTATAGAGGTGTGCGCTGGGCTGTATAAATATGAATGCGGAGGCTGGAAACGGCCTCCCATTTAACACATATACACACAGGAGAAAAATATGGAAAAAGCATTTACACAATCGGGCTATGCTATAAGAGCCGAACTACTAGGACAAGCGCAAGGCTTACTAGAACAGAACTTACATAGGAAAGCAGACGCTATCCATGTACACAACGAAAACAATCCTAACGATAAGAAACCACTACCTAGTGAAAGTATCTTAGCTAGCGATGTTGTTGCTGTTGCAAAAGAACTAAACGACTTTGTAGTTCAAAAATAAATTCAAGTCAAAAAAACGGGCTGCCTATTGGTAGCCCGTTTAAATTCTATTTCTAGAAAAGACCTAAATTACATTAAGTTAGAAACTTTTACTGATCTGTAGTATTGGTTTCTGTCTGCTGTAAATGTGTCTGCATCTGTAGTGCCGTCTGACTGCATTACGAATGGGTTAGCGATCATGCCATACCTAGTTTTGAAACCAATTTTAGGTTGGAATGTGCTTGGGTCAATAGCCCTAACCATTTGTAGTGGGACATAAGGACAGTAGAATAGACCTGCGTCATAAGGGCTTGTGCCTTTATAACCACATACATAGAACTGAGCTGCAGCTCCTGTATTAGCAGAATATGGGTCAATGTATACTTTATAACGACCGTTAAGTACACCAGCAAATGTATTACCTGTGTCATCAACATTTAAATTAGTTGATAAAGCTGGTGCATAGTCAAGTACGCCTGACATTGAAAGAGCACTTGCAACATCTGATGAACAGATGATGAAGTTACCTTTTCCACGCCTTGTGTCTTGTGCTATAACATTAGCGTCACGCTCGATATTAAATAAAAGACCTTTAAATCTTTCTACAGACCATCTACCGTTGGAATCAACATCTAAGTCGAATGTTCCAGCTGTAGCTGTAGAGGCTGAGCCTGTTTTAGCTACTTTGTAAATAGTTCTAATGACTTCCCTATTAATTTCAGCAAGTATTTCTTGTGAAAGAATATTAGAAAGTTCGGATTCTGCATCTAAACCATGAACAGCTTTTAAATCTTGAGCAAGTTCTACGGTGTACTGAGCTTTTAACGCTCTGGACTTAGCCGTAACAGTTGTCTTCTCGATTGAAAACGCCATTTCATTAAGTGTAGTTGAGTCCCCAAAACCTTCTGCAGTGCTTGTAGATACGCCTGTTCCAGTTGTGTAAGAACCGTCTACTGGGTTTCCGCCAGCATGTGTTCCTGCACCTGAAAAGTCAGTGTCTGCTTCGTTAAATAAAGCCTCTGTACCAGTTTGACTAGTATAGTGTGACTTCATTGCGAAGATTAGACCTGTTGGTCCAGACATTGGTTGTACTCCACAAACATCGTAAGCCATAAGGTTAGGCAAAGCACGTCTAACCAACGAGATCAATATAGGATCATAGTTGTCAACGCCAGCGCCTGTTTGGTTAGCATGTGTAGCCTCGAAAAGAGCTTCCTTTTCCTCACGGAGGGCCTTCTCTTGGTTTTCGAGTACTACTGTGGTAACAGCTCTTTTATAAGGATCTTGAATCTCTGAGAGTTCAGGATGCTCAAGGACTGGTTGCCACTTTTTCTGTAGTTCTTCTGAAAGATACATCAGTTTCTCCTTGTTTTTACTTTGTTATGTTTTATAACCTAATTAT